AAGTAGTTGAACTAGTTCCTGTATAAGTAATTTCTTCAGTGCCAACAACAATTGTACCAGTAGAGTCAAATCCTGAAGTAGAGTCTACTGTTATTGTAGTGACAGAATCTGTATGAGATCCATTTAATGCTGTACTAACTACTTCATCTTCTTGATTAATATGCTTATCTAAATATTCATGGTAATCTAGAACAGATAAATGTTGTGTAGCATTTCCTAATGTATCACTTTTTTGTACTCTAAAAGAAGAGTAATTAACCCATTTTGTAGAAGTAGGTAATGAGTATCTAGTAATTCCTGCTGTGAGTGTTTTTGAAGCCTCAGAAGCATTAAAAGGCCAAGTAAATTCTCTTTGGTTTATGTAACGGATAGCTTGATTTACAGCATTTTTTGCTTGTGTTTGAACACCACGAGAACTACTAAAATCAGATGAGGTTAATTGTACTTCATTCATTTTTGCTAAAACATCGTTAGTGTATATTAAAAAAGTGTTTGCCATCGGTTATCCTATATGTAAGTATGATGGGGAGAAGAATATTCCCCTCCCCACCAAAATTAACTACGCAAGCTGATCTCTATCAACTTCATCTGCGTCCTCTGCATAGCCATTTACGTCAGCTATACAAGCGTATACTCGCAGTCTTCCTTCAGTAACGTCAGCAGAACTAGCAATTAACTTAACGTCAATTGTGTCTGTGGTCGTTATGAAACATTCAAACAAAGAATCAGCACCAGTAATAACGTCATTGGACTGACCGTTTGTTCCTTCAGCGAGTATGCCTGTTGAGGTAACATCTCCACCATCAACAATATCATCACCAGCAGCAAAATCAATATCTACTGTTGGGGAGCTACCGTCAAAAGCTTTAAGAACTTCTGCTCCAGCAAATAAAACAAAAGTATTTGCAGGAATTTCTAGAAGTTGGAAAATATCACCATTTGTACAGCTATAGCCATCTGCAGCTAAAGCATCTATATCAAGAATGGCATCTACCATTCTCATAGCACTTCCGGGACGAGTAACTTGATTAGATGCAATAGAGTTAGCACTTACGCCAGTGGTTGATTTTAATGTCATATCAAAAGTTGCCATTGTACTATACCTCCTCTATGCTATATTGTAGATCGCTGTAGCAATTGCCTCTGGACGTAAAATCTTACGACCATAAAGGTGCATACCACGCACGATATCAGCAAAGCTATCAGGATCACGATACGCTTCCGTTTTCGTAATCTGGCTTGCGGTGGCTACTGAAGATGAATGTCCAGCAACAATAACCCCATAATTAGATTTCTGGTTTGCCGTACCACTTGTTCCGGGACCAGTACCTATTGAGGGTAGATTGTTAGAGACAAAAACTTGAAAGCCGTAAAGATTGTTGAGAACAAGACCGTTGCGTAATGCACCTGATTCACCAAAATCTTGATTTAAAAGACGCGAATCTTCATCCATCAAAACTTCCATGAAATGTGGTGACACAACTAACCAACGACCATCTTTATCAACAAACTGAGTGTCTAAAAGACGCGCCATTCTAGCAATAACCATGTTGGGCGAAGCCGTAGCAGTCGGAAGCGCACTAGCTCCCGGCAACCTAGCAGCAATAGGAATCGAATGATCTCCTGCCGAACTGGTTGTAATATTACCAAAAAAATCTTTCCTCACTTTCATTGTAGTCAGCAATTCATCTGTACCAGCAGTAGAAACAGCTTTGGTTCCAGAAACCGTAGTATTAGCGGTACTGGCTACAGAGCTAATAGAAGCTTGAGCATGACCCGAAAGGTATCCCAATACTTCCATATCATACTGATCTTTGAGGCGATAACCTGCTCGATCAGATGCTACTGACTGAAAATTCACATGTGAATGTGCTTCTTCAATGTCATCAACCTTGAAAGCAAAGTAGTTAGCCTGATCTACGACCAAACTAAAATCTTCATCATCAAGATCTTGAGGAGAGATTTGAGTACCACGAGCATATGATCTGACCGTGATCTCAGGCTCTTTGATAATACGTACTGTATCACCAAAGCTTGCGATATCACCAAAATAGTCGTTATTGCTGATACCTTCAGCTACAGAACTCTTACGAAAAGCGACCTGTACCTGTTTAGAATAAATAACAGGGCTAAAATTGCCATTAGGCAAATTGTTATACCCTGCCGCACGTTGAAAAGCCATAATCTTTCTCCTTTTCTCGTAACGAGTGAGCAGCAAGGCTCACAAGTGTAACATAAATGTCACACCACAAGGTTTAACTTTTCTAGGGCCAGATACAGTGAGGGTAAGATAAATAATGATCAAAAATTTATCGGCCTTGTTTACTGGGTAAACTGAAAAGAATAGTATAAAGAACTAGAGGTAGCATACTAAGTATGGGCCTAATTCTTTTAATGATACCTTTATAGTTAAATATCATCATTTGTCAAGCTAAAAATGTAAAATTATCTAGCTTCTCCAGATAGATCGTAAATAAACTTTCCTGATCTAATTGCTTCCATGATTTCTTCTGAATTTTTTTCATATTCATCAGCACTCATTTTATCTACGGTAGATTCTCTCCATTGGGAAGAGTTTTGTTTATTTTCAGGATTGCTTTTTTTATTTCTTGTATTTACCTGTTCAGCAGCAGATTTGTTATTAGAAGTTTTTTTAGACTTAGGTACAATCATATCTTTGTCTACTTTATACAAATCAATTGCTCTAGCTGCAGAACGAGCATCTGTTTCATTTTCATATAGAGCTTCTTGAACCCACTTTGGTTGTTCTTCTGCCCATTGATGAAAGTCATCAGTAGAACGAATATCTTCAAAATCAGGGTGTATAGAAAAAAGCTCTGCTTCTGCCTTTTCTTTTTTTGCTAAAGTTTGAAGATTATTTATTTCCTTCATCTTAGTTTCTAAATCTTCAGATTGTTCTTTTGCTTTTTTAATTGCAATTGTTTCTATTATTGCAGCTACATCAGGATATTCTTTTGACCATACATCAATCTCTTCTTCTGACTTAGGTAATTGTATCTGTGCTTTTGTAGCTTCAGAAAGTTGAGACTCTAAAGAAGAAAGCTTTTCAGCATACTCTTCTTTTTGTTTTTGGTTATGTCTACGTAAATCACCATATCGTTTTTTAAAAGTTCTTTCTTCTGCATTGTCAGGTTCTATATCATCTTCAATTGCTTTTTGTGCTTTATCTTCTTCTGCACTTTGTTCTTGTTTTAATTCTTCTAGTTCTTTTTCTTCATCTTCAACTGTTTTTCTTGCATTGTATTTTTCACCTGCAAATCCTGCAACTTTTTTTACAGGTTCTACTGTGCCTACTACTTCTTCTGCCATATTCTTACTCCTGTGTTGGGGCCAACCGTAGCCTACGAGGGGGGGTTAGGTAAAGCCAACAAAATGAGGATTATTGTGGTAAGGCTAATCCTCTGCCTTGCTCCATTTGTGCTGGAGGTTGTTCTGCCTGTACTGGCATCTGTTGTGGTTGCATGGGTTGTGCTTGAATATCTTGTTCTGCAGCCATAGCTTCTTCACCACCATATTTTAAGATTAATCGTTTATTAGCTTCTGGATCACCTATTGCAGCATCAAACAAATCCTTTAATTCTTCAGGTGGCATTTGTAAAGTTTCTAATACAGCTTCTGTTATAAGAGGAAAACGCATTACAAAAGATTTTAATGTATTAATTTTTTCAGGTTGCAAATTTATTAAAAATTGAGCAAGTGTTCCTAACGCTACTTTTGGATCATCTTGACGCAATCCCGAATCTGTAAGTTCTTCTTGAGGTTCTTCCATAGCCATTTCTTCTGGCATAGGTTCAGCCATTTCTCTAGGCCGATTAAATACTTCCATTTGTTCTTGAGGTACAACTTCATCTACCATTATTTATCTCCTAATACTAAATTTGTATTTTTTTGTTTAAAGGGCAACATAGCTGCTCCTAATACTGCACAAATAGGAATAGCTATAGACAGCATAGCTAATCCTATTTTAGAACCTTTACCTACTCCCATCTGATGAGCAATTTCTTTTGTTACAGGAGTTGCTAACCAATTTATTTTTTTAGTTAAATTAGAACTTTTTTGCATTTGTTTTACTATTGGTTTTGCCCATAAATGATATCCATCTTTAACTATACTAGGAATAACTTCACCCCATTCTTCATCTGCTTTAAATATAATATCATCAAGTAGTCCTTGCTTATAAAGTTCTGTACAAATAACTGTACCACTACCACCTGTACCACCTCCACTCATACCACCACTTTGTATGCCTTGAATCCCTTCAGCACCTGTAGAAGAGATACCAGCAGCAGCATCTTGTCCTGTAGCTGCTGTACCGGGTGGACCTAAACTTGGTTGATTTGCTGACATTGCTGCGTTCATTTTAGCTACGTTTAATGCTGTTTGTGCCTCTGCTTCTGCTTCTGCTTGTGCTTGTGCTTGTGCTTGTGCTTCTGCTTGTGCATCTTTCATACCTTTAAAACCTTCAGATAAAGACTTCTGCTGTTGAGCTAATTGTCCTTCAGAAAGTGCTTTTGCTCCTTGTTCAGTTGCCATTCCATGTACAGAAGTCATTCCTTTCTTACCAATATTACCTGCTACAGAAGGATCAATATTAGGCTCTGTAGATATTGCTCTTACGACTGCAATGTCGTTTTGTTGCTCCTCACTTAAATTGGGCAAATCTTTTTGAATATCAGGAAGTAAAGAGTTCATTTTATTTTGAAGAGCAATGGCCTTTGGTGTCATATAACTTTGCTCTACGCCTATAAGAAATGAAAGAGGATGCTTACTTCGCTTAAATGATATAGTAGCTTGATCTTGATAACTCAAACTCTGAAAATCTGATTTATATCCTGTAGCAGATACATTACCATTATTATCTGTAAATGAACCATCACTATTAAAGCTTCCATTTTCTGTGCTTATACCTACTGGTCCTGAGTATGACCAATTTCCTGTTTTTTTATTTATACTAAAGTATAAGTCTGCTATGTTATCTGTAGATTTAAGACCTGTTAAATCTGCCTTACGAGCAATAGCCATTTGAGTAAAACCTTCAGTGGGGGACAGAGCATCAGTAGGATTATTCATATTATAAGCTGCTAGAACAGGCATACCAAAAAGTGTACTTACAGCATGAATAGATATTCCAGTTATAGGATCAAATCCAGTACCCGGAATACCCATAACAGCTTGATCTACTGCCGTTTGGGGTTGACTAGCATGATTAGCTATAGCATTTGCAACTTTTATTCCTACCCCTATTGGTCCCAAAAACCCACTTTTTAAACCAAGAACAGATGGTACTATATTTGCTGCTGCTTCTAGTCCAAAATCAGATATATCCGTTGCAGAAACACTAAGTTCTCCAATGCCCTCTACTTTTCCTAAATTAATTGCAGGAGCATCGGGAGTATCTGTAGCTAATCCTGCAACAGTTTGTGCAAATGATGGAGGTTGTGTACTAGATATTATATCTGCTGTTGTAGGAGTAGGAACTGGAGACATTACACTAGGAGCTTTAGAACCACTAATTTCAGCACCAGTAGCTACTGCTTGTGCAGAAGGAGTAGGAGTTGATACAGAAGGAGGACCACTTACTGAAACTCCACCACCACCTCCACTTCCTGTAACACCACTTGGAGGCCCACCAACAGGTACTTCTTTTGGAGTTATTGTTTGAAGTTGTTTTGATATATCTACTTGTTGATCTGTAGCTGGAAAATATCCAGAAGGAATACTTCCCTGTATTTGCCCACCTATGCTAGTTGCATAAAAAATATTACCAGAAGAATTTACATAAGGAATAACTTTATATTCTCCTGCAGTTAAAAGACTTGTTTTTTGTTGAGTAGGACTATATGTATAATTAGGACCATATGTTTGAAAACTTGGTCCGTATACAGATTCAGGAGTAGTTCCTACAGGAGCAATAATAGAATTACCTACTTGTGCTCTTGTGTATATATCTGTATACTGTTTTTCTGCTCCCGGAGGAGATACAAATTTATATTGATCTGCTCCTACCTCAATAAAATAACCATTAGGATATTGAGACATTACAGGAGTACTTTGTATACTTGTAGGTCTTAACGGTTGAATTAAAGGAGTATTAGAAATATTAGATGGTGTTAAAGTAGGAACTGAAGAAGGAGTTTCAGGAGGAAGTTGTGGAATAGGGGTTGAAGCTAGTCCACCAAATTGATATTCAGGAACATCTTCTTCATCCTGCATTTTAGGTAAAGGTTCACTCTCATCCATTATTGCTTCATCAGGATTTCCCATTAATCCCATGTCTTGCATTTGCTGGTAACCTTCTTGTGCTTTTTGAATAGAGTCTATGTATGTTTCTACACCATGATAGTTTACAGCATACTCAGGAATTACCATTTCTCCCGAACTAAGTTTTGCATCTATATCATCTCTTACACCTTCAGGTGTACCGCCTAATGGTACTTCATTGCCACTTACAGGATCAATTTCTTGTTCTTTAGGCTCAAATCCCATTATGTTCATTTGCTCATTTGCTTTAGCCATGTTTAAGCCCCCACTTTGAAAATTCTTTCTAGCGTTTGTTATAAGAACATCACTAATATATCTAGAAAGATTTGTAGCTCTAGCTGCTGTTTCTGGTCCCTTTGGTCCTTTTACAAGTATATAATCTTTCTTAGCAATGGCTTCTTTAAAAGGATTATCTGGCTTATATAGTCCTTTCTTTCCCATTCGTATTGTTGGAACAAGAACTTCTCCTCCCAAATCTTCTGAGTAACCACTTTTAGTTCTAACAGTTTCATTTGCTTTTGTTGTAGATGTTGCAGGGTCCATTGCACGTATCAACCACTTAGGCTTTTTTTCTGGAATTAAAGATTCTAGTGCTTTCATTTCTGGTGGTGGAATACTTAGTAATGAATTTTTGTTAGCCATGTGAATTAACTTCATCCTTTAATTGTTTTATTTTACGTAAAGTAGCAATTGATCCCTGTGCTCTACAAAAAATTACAGAGTTATCTGTTTGTTCTAAAGTAGCTTGTTGTTGCATAATCATCCAATCAATATAATCATTGAACGCGACCCACTGGCGTTTGTTGTTGACCAGTGTTTTGAGCTTGTTGAGGAGCTTGTTGTGTTCCACTAAATTGTCCCTCCATAGGTGTAGGTGCAGCCCCAACTCCAATAGTGCCACCACCACCGCCTTGTAAATCATTAGGATTTAAGCCGGGAGCTTGTTGTTGAGGTTGCTGTTGTTCAGCGAGAGGTTGTTCAGCTTGTTGTTGTTGTAGTATTTTTGCCTGTCTCATTGCTTCTTCAGGAGTATTACAAACCTTGTCAGGATCAAGACCCATTGAATTTGCAATCTCACGAATAATAGAGGTAAACTTAGCAAAAGGAGCAAGAGCAGGATTACCTACAACTTGCAAGAATTGTAATAGACGTTGACTTCTTACCTCATTAGCCATTAAACTTTCAGTTCCACGAGCTTTAATTTCAAGATCTCCTTTAATGTCAGGATCAAAATCAAACTGCATATTAAAACTATAGAAAGATTCTCCTAATGGACGTAATAGATAATCGTCAAAGTTTTTAACGACTGTTTTAATGCTTCCTGCAGCAGCACCCATAAGCATAGACATTCCTGCAGCAGTTCTTCCTGTACCTGTTACTCCTGTCTGTCCATGTGAAAAACTAGGAAGTCCTGTAGCTTCATCTGAAAGCTGTCTAGCTTTGTCAAACAACTGCATGTTTTCGTTACTTACATTTGGAAACTTTGTACCAAACACAGCTTGTCCCGGAGCACCGCCTTGTCTACGAAATATTTTACCGGGATATACTTGCAAGTCCTGTCCCGGAACAAGATTAGTTTCATCTACTTCAATAAGAAGATTTCCACTAAGCACAGCATTATCTACTGCCATACGCATAAACCCATTCATTAAAGTTTGCGTATCGTCCATATTCTCAGCAAGGCCAATACCAAAGAAGCTATAAGGATTAAGTTCATAAGGTACAGCATAATAAGGAATACGAGCAGGTTTAAATGGATTTACAACA